GCCACTTTCCCAAATCTGGGGACATCGTCGGCAAAGGATGCCCCATCTGAAGGAAACGCAAGCGTAACACAAGTCGTTTTGGGCACCGACTCGCGGTTGAGTGATGCCAGACCAGCAAGTGATGTGTCGGATTGGGCAAAGTCGGCAACAAAACCAGCTTATACAGCTGTAGAAGTTGGTGCGCTACCATCAACAACAACCATTCCAGCCGCACAAGTTCAGTCTGACTGGAATGCCACTGCCGGATTGGGGGTGATACTCAACAAACCAGACCTTACACCATCAACAATAAGAGCAGCCGTATACACAGACATCTTAAACAACTATCCAGCCGGATTGACACAATGGATCGATGGTCAAGACCCCTTAGGGACTGGCACAGCTCCAGCAGACGGAACAACCCTTTCGACCGTGAAAGACAAGATCGGGTTAGCCAACTGGGTAACAACTGGAAACCCAACTTATGACTCTACGAAAAAGGCTATTTCGTTTTCAATCACACAAGGCGTTGTTAATCTAGGAAGCGTTTCCGCCAATAGTGGCTGGATGATCGTTTATGTATGGGCTTATAAATCAGTTGGCGTCAAAAAAAGAGTTATACAAGGCAATAATGGTACCGTTATGGTTTTAGGCAATGATGCTAATGGAACTGGCGGTATATATCTCAATGAGGCCCCTAATTGGTACAGAATGGGGTATCCTTTGGATGGCTCTAAGCATATCTTTGGGGCATGTAAACTAAGTACTGGTGAGTTGTTAATTTTATCAGACCAATTATATAGGCCTTACGATTTTGTTGGGCCAGAAAATGGCTCCGGTTATTGGTACTCTGGTGTTAGTGCCAGTGCCTTTAACTTCTGTATAAATACAAGTAGTTCTTCCAGTGGCGGAATTAACTCTTCAGATTGTTATGTGTATGAAAGCATCAGAATTGTAAATACTGATGTAGTATTTTCTGACTTTAGAGCACTTTTTAGAATGATGGCTTGGCGAAATGGTCTTAATAAAAAAATAGTAAATACAGAAAGAACAACCTACCCGCCACAATATATAAATGGTTCTGTTGTGTACTAGTCGTAAGAAATAAAGCACTTTTATCGATAAATATGCATCTTGCCCTAAGGAGTGATCCCCCCGTCAATGCCACCCATTGGCAGGGGTTTGTGTGTGGAGTCATTAAGGCCAGGCTTGTGAGCCAATGGTCTCATGGGGGGGTCGTTATTCGGGGAGATCTCTACCATGCCACTGCTCATGATGGTTTGAATGTTGTGAAAGCAGGCAATTGGACACCAGAGCGTTGGGACTTGTTCAATCTACCGGATTTCCTTGATCCTCAAGCGTACCGACTGTTTATACAGTATCAGGGGGCTAAATATGACTGGAAGTCTCTTTTAGCATTTGTTGGTGTTAAAGAGGAGGATAATGCCAGGTTCTATTGTTTTGAATGGTGTTATCTAGCTATCACAGGCCAGCTACCTCAGGGGCGTGTGACCCCAGAGGTGCTTTTGAGTCTGACGATGCGGATCGACCCGATTAAGCAGTCTCTTCATGAAGCCCCCATTACATAAAACACAATCGACACTGGATAAATAAAACCAAGATACCCATCATAGGTGGGATGAATAAACAGACACCTATTTTTACAGGCCCTCAAAGCCGAGCATTTAGATCCGCTGAAATCAGCAAGATCGATGTCGAATCGAGAACTGTCGAATTGTGCTTTAGTTCCGAAGCTCAAGTAGAACGTTACTTTGGTTTTGAGGTGCTCAGTCATGCGCCCGGTGCAGTCGTTTTAACCCGACTGCAAGATGGCGCGCCCCTGCTCCTCAACCATGAGGCTGAGGATCAAATTGGCGTTGTTGAAAGTGTCTCTATCGATTCGGATCGGCGGGGCCGAGCCGTTGTTCGCTTTGGGAAAAGCAAGCTTTCCGAGGAGATTCTTCAAGACGTACAGGACGGTATACGCCGCCATGTGTCTGTTGGTTACATGATTCACGAAGCCAAATTGACAGAAGAGCGTAGCGATGGCGACGTGTACACGGTCACGAAATGGGAACCTTTCGAAATCTCAATTGTCCCAGTTCCAGCAGACACAACCGTTGGCGTTGGCCGAAACCTAGGCACAAACCCCACAGATAAACCTATTTTTATTGAAAAAGGAAAGACTACTATGACCACTGAGACTACCCAAGCCCCGGCCGCCGATACTGTTGATTTGGCTTCTGAGCGAAATAAGGCCACATCTCAAGAGAGAGAACGTGTTCGTTCTATCTCCGAAATTGGTGAAAAATTTGGAGCCGCCGACTTGGCTAAAGACGCTGTGCGTGATGGGCTTTCGGTGGCCGACTTTAATGTTCGGGTATTGGATCACATTAACACACGTGGACAGCGTCCATTAAGTGAGCAAGTTCGTGATGCTGATATTGGAATGTCTGAAAAAGAAGTCCGCCAATTTAGTCTTTTAAAAGTTGTACGAGCTTTATCTGAGCCGACAAACAAACAGGCTCAAGCCGAGGCAGCCTTTGAATTTGAAGCAAGCAGGGCCGCAGCCGAGGCGATGAAACGTAACACAGACCGTTTGGTTATTCCAAACGACGTTTTGACTAGAGCCTTAAACACCTCCACCAATGGGTCTGCACCTGGTAATACTGGTGGAAATAGTATCGCCACAAACTTATTGGCCGGTAGCTTTATCGATATCTTGCGAAATCGTACCACCATTATGCAATTGGGTTCTGTAATGGGTGGGTTGGTGGGTAACATCGACATTCCAAAACAGGTAGCCGCTTCCCAAGCCTACTGGCTTGGCGAGGATCAAGATGCCGCAGAGACTGGTTTAGAGCTTGGGCAAATACCCATGACCCCCAAGACTGTCGCCGCTTACTCGGAGATCACCCGCAAGATGTTGATTCAATCCAGTTTAGATGTCGAGGCGTTAGTTCGTTCGGATCTTGCTTCGGCTTTAGCCTTGGCAATTGACAAGGCTGGTTATTATGGTTCTGGCACAAGTCACCAGCCTTTGGGATTGGCCAACCAAACCGGAATTAATGCCAAAGTATTTGCTAACACGCAACCAACGTTTGCAGAGCTTGTAGATATGCAGACCATTGTCGCAAAGGCCAATGCGTCAAACGCGGGAATGGCCTATGTGTCAAGCCCAGATTTTGAAGGGCACGCCAAGACGACCTTGAAATTCCAAGCCTCTGGCTCTGCCACGATTTGGGAGCCAGGCGCAACGGTAAACGGTCATCGTGTGTTGATTACTAATCAAACAAACGTCGGTGATGTGTTCATGGGCAACTTTGCCGATCTGTTGATTGGTATGTGGTCTGGCTTGGAACTCATGGTTGACCCCTACTCCAATAGTAAGAGTGGTCGTTTGCGTATCGTGGTTTTCCAAGATGTGGACTTCGCCGTGCGTCGTACTCAATCCTTCTGCCTTGGCCGGAAGGTCTGATGAGGTGGGGGCTTCGGCCCCCATGTTGCATAGGAGTTGACATGTCAGCCTTCTTAAAAGTGCTCTCGGCAATGGTCGTCGGCGGTCAGATCGCTACCACTGGTGAAGTGGTCGAAGTGACTGAATCAGAGGCGCGTGTACTGATTAGGCTCGGAAAAGCTGAACCAGCTAATGAACCTGAACAGGTCTTAGAAAAAGAAGAAGCAGGGATGGACGCTATGCCTACTGAGCCAGCTAATGAACCTGAACGAAAGAATAAAGGTAAAAAGTAATGCCTCAGGCGGTCTTTGATGACCTGGATGCCTTTCTAGCCGCGGATGAGTTTGCTGTGTCCGCCACAGTCCACCTTCAGGATGGTGGTACTAGGGTTATCACTGGCATCTTTGATGACCCTTACTTGAATACAGAGCTTGGTGAATATGAGGTTGACACATCCAGGCCACGTTTTGCCTGTAAGCAAGCCGACGTAATCAATCTCTCCAGAGGAGACACCGTTGAGATTGACGGTGAAACCTTCGACATCATCACATCCGCTCAACCGGATGGAACAGGTATGGCTCTTTTAGAGCTGGCAAGACAACCCGAATGAGCTTCCACATTGAAATATCGACTACCGAGATCGAACGGGTCGCCAGTTCTTTAGGGGCTACCCCGCAGATTGCCGAAAAGGCCATGAATAGCACTCTGGCGAAAATGGCGACTTGGCTCAAAACTAGATCAATCAAGGGCCTCTCAAAGACTTTGATCATGCAGCCAAAGATTATTCGAAGACGGCTCAAGACTTTGAGACTCCATAAGGGGGCCAATGGCTCATTCGCGCGTATTTGGTATGGCTTAGACCCGGTCTCTCTTATCAATTTGCAAGCTCGCCAAACAAAGCAAGGCGTGAGGGCTTACGGTGGGCGGTTTGTTAAATCTGCCTTCATTACCAAGGGACGAAATGGAAATAAGCAGGTCTTTAAGCGTGTGGGGGCAGCGAGGCTGCCGATTAAGAAGCAAACAGACCCTATCCAGCAAAAGGCAGATCATTATTTAGACACGGACGCCATCAATTCTGCTGACTTCATGCAGCAGTTCTTCAAAGTCTTAGAGCATGAACTGACATGGCGAACGCAAACACAGTAACCACTCTAGACGCTGTCCACGACGGTATCGTGGAGGCGATCAAAGCACAATTCCCAGACATCAAGACCGTGGAAGCCTATCGGCTCGATCGTAAGAGCCTTCCTTTGCCAGCATGTCTGATTGAGCTAACTGAGATGGAAGGTTCTATGGATGTGGATCCCGGGACTGAGCAAATGGCTGTGACTGCCCGCTTTGAAGCCAGGCTTGTTTTGGGATTTAGGCAGGGGTCTAAAAATGCCAAGCTGGAGATTAGAAAGCTCGCGGCTGCCCTGGCTTCTTTTGCACGGTTGCAAAGGTGGGGTTGTCCGATTGGCCCTGCTGATGTGATTGGAGCATACCCTGATGATTTTGACCCAGAATTAGAGCAATACGAAAGCTGGCGTGTCGAGTGGACAAACCTAGTTCATCTTGGTGAATCCGTGTGGAATTGGCCCCCCGGTGCTACACCGACTCTTGACCCTGCGAGCCTTCTATGAGTGATTGGATACTATCTGAGCATGAGCGAATCATTGCCAACCTAATACGCATAGGGACTGTCTCAGCTGTCGATGTGAGCACTGCTTGTGTCAAGGTCAAGATTGGTGATGTTGAGACGGATTGGGTGCAATGGGCCACTGTGCGGGCTGGTTCTACACGGACTTGGAGCTGCCCCAGTGTTGGTGAACAAGTGATGGTGTTTTGTCCTTTCGGGGACTTGGCGCAGGCTATACCTGCTCTCAGTCTTTATCAAGACACACACCCTGCCCCAGCCAATGATGCATCCGTGGATCGAGCTGCCTTTGCTGACGGAAGCACGGTTGACTACAACAGTGTATCTAATACATTGACTGTGAATGTGTCGGGTGCTGGAAATGTGATTTTAAATTCAG